GTCAGATACTGTGTTAGCAGTTGTAACATTTATGGCGTTACCTTTTACTTTAATGATCATATCGCTTCCCTCGCAAAGCTAAGAATCTCTTCAAATCCTGCTTTATCTTTCATCGCAACTTCTTGCATCTTCTTGCGATTTGAAGTAGAAAGGTCCTTAAACATTTTATTTAGAAGATCAACGTCTTCCTTCTTTAGCACAACAGATCCGCCGTCCTTAAGCTTTACCATTCCAACTTTGAATGCCTCGTCAAGTATCTCTACGGACTCACGGATCTTTTCTTGGCCGTGTTCGTCTTTATCTATTCTTTTGACAGGTACGTCACGAGTGCGTGAATGTCCCTTGGGATCGATGTAAGAGACTGTCTTTTTCATTGCGGTCTGAGTTACTTCATTAAGACCAGCTTTTGCTGAGCGATAGCCCATAGGATCTGTCTTTAAACGACGATCTCTTTCTTTTTTCATTTCGTCTTTAGTGTAGCTACCGTGCGGTACACCGCTATTCATGTGCCACTTAAGACGCCCGTGAGACATTTTTGTAATGTCTTCTTCTAGCTCAACTTCTTCCATCTTGTTTGCGGATCTGTTTAGGCCAGTTACGCGGTTCTGTCCTTGCTTATAGTCTTTAGAAGTTAGAGTGCCTTTATCTAGCTTCTCTCTTTTCTTCTTAAGATCCAAAGCAGCTGCGGCGTGATAGTCACGAAGTTTGTCTTGCGAAATCTCATCAATCTGCTCGGCTTCTTCTCCATACATGTCGTCATAGTATCCACTTCCGCTAGATCTAGTCGCCATTCTCATCTCACCACGAGCATACGAGTAGAGAGACATCATTGACTGATGGGCGGTCGCAAGCTTGTTCTGATACCATTCTTCTGGATCCGGAGTCATTTCTAGATAATCCATGATCTCTTCTGCTGCGTAGCAAATGAACTCAAGTTGACTCATCATCATCGGAATTTCCTCGTATGCGTCCTCGTTCATGTTTGCTTTATCAGCAAGACGACCAGAAGCACCTGTGATACCAGTCATACGATTCTTAATCTTACGCTTTACATCTGGACTTGACTTTCTCATTGATGAAGAAGCTTGAGCGGCGGCGACAGCAGCATTACCTGCCATATTACCAGCAGCTTTCTTGATGTAGCTATGTAGAGTGTTTGGAGAAAGCTCGTCAAGCTGTTCGACTTCTTCTGGTAATTTCACGGACTTTAAAAGTCCTCCGAATTTTTTATCATTTTTTATTCTAGTCTTAAGAGCGCCAACGTCTTGCTTATTCATCTTGCCGGCTGCTGTGACTCTAGGCCCACCTTTAAACTTGCTCGACCATTGTCTGCTTGCTAATTTATCGTGCCCTGACGATTGATTGTCTCTACCAAAGTGCATTTGATATGAACCATCATCTACTTGTTTGGCAATTGTTGCGCCAAATTCTTTTTCAATTGCTTTTAAATATTTTTGCGGAGTATCATTACCATCATATTCTGGATGTGTAGTTGTATAAACATTAAGAATAAGATCGTCAAGTCTATCACGCTGAGAAGCAGATAGTTTTGCTTCATCAAGATCAACTTCTTCTTTAGCAACAAGTTTATCAGTTGCCTTTTTAATACCACGCATTCTGTCCATAGCTTTACTGAAATTCTTTGGTTGGTCTGGGTTGTTATGTTCTCCAGACTTTCTAGCATGATCCATAGCGTTTATATTAGCTTTCTTGATATATGAACCAAGAGTCTTTTTATCTAGTTCGTCAATCTGTTCAGCTTCTTCTTTGGTAAGTTTATTAGTTGCTGTAGAAATACCAATCTGTCTTCCGAGAGCTTTCATATAATTCTTACCACTATCTTTATCACGAACATCACCTGCTTTGTAAGCCTTAGTAACTGCATCACCAGCAGCTTTCTTTACATATGAAGTAAGTGTCTTCTTTGAGAGTTCATCGATCTGTTCTACACTCTCGGTGGCGCGAACCTTTGGTTCCCCAGCTACACCAGGGTATGCTTTTTTACCAGCAAGATTTACACCAGGTCTACGCTTCATGACTTCCTTCGTGCTTAATTCGCCAGTGTTGGTTTTGTCAGCAACTTTACGAATATATCTACGAGCAAGGTCACGAGAGATCTCATCGAGTTCTTCCGTTTCTTCTTTACGAATAGATTTACCAATCGCTTTGCGACGATTGTGAAGATACTTATCTGATTTATCCTTATCGCCATCGTTATCAATGTCACCATCTTCTTTACCAACCGGATCCATTGCTTCTTTCTTCATGGAACCCTTACCTGCGAACGTGCTAGCAGCATCTTTCGACATCGTGACTGGATACTTCTTGCCGCCAAAGGCAAAGTGCTTTGCGCCTGACTTGTGAGCGTTTGCAGCAGCGGTGTGGAACGCATTCTTTTCTGTCGCAAGGATTTCTTCAGGAATTATAAACGTCTCTTCGTAAACAATCTCGTCCTCACCCTTATCATAGTCTGCTTTACGCTTAGGGGCCTTTACTATCTTACCACCTGTGAACTGAGCCTCAACGTCAACAGGATAGTCGACCTTTGTGACAACATGTTTATCTTTAAAGTGCTTTTCGTCGCCAGCCTTTGGCTCAGCAACTTCCGATACTATCTTGTGAAAGGATTTCATTTTTGAGGCCCTCTTCTAAATGATTTTGTTTTATTTATAACTTTTAAGGATTCTTCAGCTTCCATATCATCTTCTGGAGGCGGCTCAGCGCTTACAGGTGGTTTACTATCAGTTTGATCCTGATCATCACCAGAAGGCATTCCATCGTCGTAGAGACCAGCTGCCTTCTCTTTATCCATCTGTCTCTGCATCTCACGCATATCGTCTTCAGACATGAAGAGCACGTTCTTAATGACCCACTCACGAGAGTAGTACTTGCCGATCTGTTCCTCAATATCTCGTAGCATCGTTACTTTTTCACGAAGGATCTCAGTCTGTTTGAGTTCCTCAAAATAGTTGTCCTTCATAAAGTCGTAACGAATAGCATCCTTTATATCGGCCCATTCTTCTGGATCGAGGATACCCTTAAGTATAAGTTGCTTTTCAAGTAAAAGATCGAATAGCATAGAGAAACGAGTTCTTAGTCTACGAATGAACTTACTAAACTTAAGTTCGTCGCGTGTGATCTCAGAAACTCTACCAAAGCTATACATAGTTTCTGGCTCGAGACGAGACACCGGAACCTTTAAAGACTTATATAGTTTTCTTTGGAAGTATTGCAGGTTTTCATCACCGCTAAGTGCAGGTGCAGATCCACCAGCTAGAATGTCGACTTCAGTTGAACGCTCTCCACCACGGCGAGGAAACCAAAAGTCCTCGGTCATAGTCATAAACTTGCGACCATCTGTAATGTCACCGCTATCGGAATCATACTGAAGCTTATTCTTATGGCGAGTCATCATATCGTGAAGATATTGTTCTGCCTTTGCTTTAGGTAGCTGGCCAACGTCGATATAAAATATTCTTCTCTCTGGAGCGCGCGTAATCGTATAGATTACCGTTGCGTCCTCGAGCATTCTAAGTTGGTTCAATGGCTTGATTGCTGGATGTAGATGCGAAAGAACTAGAGAGTTGTTTTCGTTCATAAATCCAGAAGTCACTCTTGCGATAGAGTCTTTTGCGATGCGATAACCTTGAACGGTTTGACCAGAATGAATATTGTTTGAGACTGATTTAGAACCGAACCCGGAATCCGAATAGAGATAGTATTCCTTCTTCACCTTTTTAAGAGGCACACCAGAGTGAGCATCCTTTTGCTTTTCGTCCATCTCTTTTACTAAGCGAAGTTTACGAGGATCTACGTAGCGTATCTCTATAATGCCATCTTTTAGATTCTCGTTGTCTATGATGACGTGATAGTTTAAACGGCCATCAACATAAAACTTCTGAAAGATATCGTATCCGTAGTTAGAGAAGTCAAGAAGTCTAAGAATTTCTTCAAATTCTTCTACGATGCGATCCTTAACTTTATCTGGTAATTCAGTATCGTCTAGAACTATCTCAACAGCGTTTTCGTGTGAATCGATATTAATAGCTTCATTGATAACTTCGTCAACCGCTTGCGCAATTTCTGGCTGCATTATCATGCCACGATACTTGGTGATGAGCTCAGACTCTGTCTTAGCATCACCTTCCATATTAATAGCAATCCCATAGGAACCCCCTAGAGAGTTTCCTATGGTAATTGCACCTTCGTCGTTACTCGGTTCTACGAAAGAAACGGCGCGGTCTTCTTCAGCCCCGCCAACTTCTCTCTTTATCTCGAATCCAAAAATACGCAAAATTTATCATCCTATAATTAAGTAGTTGAAATGCCAGTAGTCCCCTCAACTCTCCATAGATCATATTGGAATGTAACTCCAAACTCTTCAATAGCATCAGTCTGTTCCCACGAAAGAGGGATAGCGTCTATACTGACTGGATACATTCCTTCAAACACATACGTTCTAAGTGCGCGACCTTCTTTGCTGAATTGGGTCACAATAGCATTTGATTTATAACTTTGAGGTAAAGATCTTAGGTTAGAATCGTGAGTGTTGATAGCGTTTGACCAAGATTCCATTGCGTTGCGAATTGCGAAATCTTCGTCGTTTATGATAGTGACTGGCCAATCGCCAAAAACTCTATCACCTGCGTATTTTACTTGGCGCCCAAAATAGTTAACAACATACGATCCTAGAGTTGACTCAGGTAGAGCCGCAGTTTTTACCATGAATGGAACTTTAAAATCTGCAATAGGAACGATAGGGTTTGTAATTTGGACTTGGAAGAGGGTGGGTCTTGCCCCACCCCCAACTAGTTGTGATTTGAATTCGTTGATATTAAAAGCCATGTTTATACTCCTTTTTCTTTATTTATTAGAGTGGCTGACCAACGATTTCATCGAATTCCACGCCAGTTCTTGTTGCAACAAATGTTAGTTCGATTACATTGATTGAACGGGCAGGCTTAATAAAGATATTGCCTCTAAAGATGTTTCGGTCAACAATGTCTGGTGTATTTACTGTTGAATCTGATACAACTCTAAAGTCAATAATACCTCTTCTTCCTTGAATGTCTCTAAGGAAAGGCTCTACCAAGTTCTTAAACTGAGTCTGTGTAAATTCGTCGTTGAAGTCAAAGAGGAATGATGCAGCTACCGTGGCTATAGCCTTTTCAACCGTAATAAAGAGTCGGCGAACGTTGATACGAGAAAACGCGCTGCCGGTCGCAGTTCCTAGCCCGGTCTTATCGCCGAATAGTAGAACTCCTTGGCCAACCTGCGATATAACTGGGTTAATATCGTTTCCGTATAGCAAGTCTCTCTGTGCTTTATTTGGATTGAAGGCGAGTTTTACGACGTTCTTAATGATTCCTCTCTTAAACCCGGCAGGTGACTCATAAGGCTCAACTCTTGCCGCAAGACCGGCAATATCACCGTTAAGAGGTACCCAACGATACGCGTCGTTATACTTATCGTAGCGATACTTATATCCGCTATCCATTACCCAATAGGAGGAAGACTGCAACCCGTTTCTAAATTCAATGATTTCAGTCATTTTAGTTTCTGGGTTCGCAGGTGCAACCGCGGCGGCATATGTTGGCGAAATATACACAACACAATCTTTTCTACTTTCCGCGATATTAGAAACTATATAGTTTGCGATGTTTGTGCTTGTTGCTTTACCTTGAATGATAGCAGATATGTCTACCTCGTTTGCGTCTCTGAAAAGATCGTATCCAAGAGCAACTTTTCCGAACGAAATTGAAGCTTCGCCATCACCATCCGCTCCACCAGAAAGATTTTGGTATAGCGGGGATGTTATTGCTGGATTTACTATGCTACCAGTTTTTCCTCTGACGAAAGAAGAATTGTTTTCTAGAACCGTTATGTAATAGTTGTTAGATCCATCAGAAAGTTTGGCTGCCGGATTCACGGAAAGGTTTTCATAGAATTCTAGCAACGCTCCTGGAGTTCCGCTAATTTCTCCTGCATAGTCGATAACGGCTAAGTGAATGTTATTTGCGCTTGAAGGAGCACTTGAAGCTATGTTAGAATAACCCCACTTTCTTTCTACACTTATCTCTTCGAGAGAAGTTTCAGCAAGAGTATATTTGTTCTTCGTTGTGACAGTATATGAAAAAGTAGTATTTGATGTACTATTGTCTGTGAACGTTGAAACAATAAGTTCTTGGTAGCCAACGCTATCGTTGCCCATTCTTAAAATATCATTTTCTTGTAGAGCTTCTATAGATGACGGGGCACTTATAGAAATTGTGTTTGCGTTAAAGGTAACACTTCCTGTAAGATCGCCGACAGCAGCTAGAGTATCTTGATATGAAAGGGCAGAGGCAACAGAAACTTTAATAGAATTACCTAGAACGCCTGGGTATTTTGCTTCAAAATTATCACTTTCTGCTATGTCTGCGCTATCTGAAACGACTCTAACTACGAATAAAGCGTTTGAATAAGATAGAAAATCTGCAGCTGAGAAGAAAGTTTCATGGTTTTGCCAAGCCGTATTTGAGTACGGCTTTCCAAAACGAGAAGCTAGTTCTTGTTCCGATGTGATTAAAATTCGTTCGTTAGTTGGTCCCCAGCGAAAAACGCCAGCAATTGCAGCAGGTGGTGTTGCAATTGCAGGAATAACGGCTGTAGCATCCACTTCTCTAACAATAACGGATGGACTTACAGAAAAAGCCATATTTTTCTCCTTTGTGTAAGATTATTGGCGTGTGTTTTTAACATTTCTTCTTTATTTATAAAATCTTGATTTTACATCATCCAGCCTTCTCTGGCATCTGCTGGTCTCCAGCCTGACTTCTGTACGTCATCTCCAGTATCGATAAAACCAAATGGAAGAAGATCATCGTTGAGTTGTTCCTCGGTCTTCGCATAGAACACCCAACCGATTTTACAGATTTTGTAGTTCTAATTCCGGTGTCGGTTACTTTTCCAAAGCCGTTAGAAATTCTCTTTCCTTCACGGCCATTATTCTCTGTGTATAGCATATTTTCATAACCAAAATCCATGACGAGCGTGTCAGATACTTGAGCGCCGATGTCATTAATTTCAGTAAGACACAGCGCACCGTTATATGCAGTTCCAACTCTATATATGACGGCAGCGAAGTCAACCGGAGATATATAGTTATCTCTAAAGGTACACACCTGTTTATAAGGCATGGATGTAACGTCTATCATATTAAACGTAGAGTAGTCAAGACCCTTACCACGCGATACGTCGACCGTCATTATGTATATGTGGTTTTCAATCGGCTTTTCGTATTGATATAGACCTTCGTTTGCATATAGTGGTATTGAGTAAGCAAGATCCTTTAGTTTTGCGCCGGATATGAGAGTACCTGAAGAACCAAGGAACTGACAGCAATATTCCTGGTTGAACTTCTCTTCATCGTGATCCAACGACTCGATAGTTTCTTGTCTCCACTTTTCATCTCTTCCAGGAACGTCATACCACATAACCTTAACAAATTCGTAACCGTTAGTTTGTTCTTCGGCTCCCTTACACGTCTTCCAAAAGTGGTTCAATCCGTTTGGTGTAGAGGTCATGAGAAGCTTTGTAGACTCGCCCGACGAGATGGTAGGATATACCGACGCGAAGAACTCGTCGTATCCCTCGATGAACGCAACTTCGTCTAGATAGAGGAAGTTCACAGACTTACCACGAATAGCGGAAGAAGATGTTGTACCAGCAAGAACGTTGCATCCATTTTCCAATGCAATGTTACCTTTGTTCCATTCCTCAATACCCTGCTGAAGCCACTTAGGTAGAGCTTCGTATGCTAGCTTTATACGAGCAAGAACTTCTCTTGCGGCATCACCTTTATTTGCAAGGATCGCAACAGTCTTAAACTCGTTAAAGAGAATATAGTGGAGGATCACGGCAACCGCAGTCGTAGTCTTACCGGACTGGCGAGCGGTCAGAACAGCGAGTCGACGGTTGTTCGTTATCTTTTCAACGATCTCTTTCTGATACTCGTACATATCTAGAGGTATAAGACCATGATCGACGTGAACGATCTTAATATACTTCTTTGCAAAATAGACAGGATCTTCTGCACACTTGAGATACTCACGAATGAGTTCTGGACTCCACTCTATAGGTTCTCCAGTTTTCTTTAAATGAATATTACCAAGATACCCATCGCCCATCATTCACCCTTTATCATTTTAAGAAGATCTGCCGTGGAAAGTATTAGATTATTATTAGTTATGTTAGTCTGTGCCGCTTCTTTAGGACCCATAAGTTCTTCTTTCGCGTACTTCTTTTTAGTCGACATCTCAACAAAATCTTTATTTGCGTCAAGAAGAGTCTTCATTAGTGTAGAAGCAACCTCAAATGCTCGAGGTGACTCAGATTGTTTTGCAAGAGAGATCATTTCTTTAAGAGCGTCATCACCTTGTTCAATAATGTTTTTAATGTTTCCACGAGCCTGTTCTATGTCGCGTATAGTATCATCTTCTTCAGCAGTCACTTGCACAGGAAGAACTTCTATTTCTTCGACAACCACAGGGAGTTCGTCTTTTTTAGCTTCGAGCAATGTCCTTAGGCCAAGAGCTTCTGATAATTTATCATCATTCATACTTCTGCCTCTGGATCTTCAGTGACTACCTTTACAACTCCCCAATCATCGTTATATTCAATATCCGAGTATGGGATAGTTAGATCTGGGTCAGTTTCAGGCGTACCATTTGCGCTTAGTCCTGGATATACATTTACACCTACTTCAGGATCCTTTGAAGTATCTGAACTGGTCCATAGGTCGGTGTCAATAAGCTTAATCACTGGTTTTGCTTGCTCTGGCCCAAAGTACCATACTTTCATTGTAAAATTAAGAGTCCATAGGACAGATCTTCTTTCTTCAAAAGCGCCTTCGTATAACTCTTCATTCGTAATTCCATTTAGGATCAGCGGTATGTCTATTGGTTCTATGCCGTCTATTAACTTAACAGTAGACGTCCATTCTGGTTTAAAGAACGGAATAATTTGTTCTACAATTTTTGTAGCATCTTCTGAATATTTTGTCATGATGTAAAGAGAAAAGTCTATATTATACGGTGCCGCAGACCAAGCATAAAATCTTTGATCGTTAGATTCATCTGTATTCTTAACAACCTTTTGTTTTGACAAAAATTTTCTGGTGCCATCGTATACCATGTTTGTCATTTCAAAAGACATTCTTGGAAGAGTGATTGCTGACGGATTACTTAAGTTTGGGTCTTGTGTAATTCTAGCTAAGAATTTCTGAAACGGTCCGTATGCTATTGGAACAATGATACTTTGAACTTGAGTTCCATTGTTAGCGTTGCGTGTAATTCTTATCTTATTAAACAGCATGCCAAAGAGAGCAACATATTTTCTAGTGCTAGCGTTATAAAAATGATTTACAAATGCCATGATTAATCCGTTGGGTTCGTGATAGTCTCGCTAAACGGATCTATCTCTGTGAAGTCTATAATGTCGGTCTTTTCATCTTCAAAGTCTATGTTCTTAGCAATAGGATCCCTAGCCTTAAGAGTTGTAAGAGATGTTACGTTAGAAGTTTTATATGCGTCAAAGAAAGTATCAATATCAATTACTCCTGTATTGAATCTTTCATTCGAGTATTCAAATAGTTCTGTCTTAAGATCGAATACTTGTAATGCACCACTTTGATAGAAAACACTCTCGTGTTCAACGTGCATTATCTTAAAGAACTTGTTGTTTAAAGGAAAGTAAATAAGATCGCCTTCTTTTGGTCTTAAGATACTTGGATTTATATTTGTAACGTTTCTCTCAAAGGTTCGAATAGCCACTGTAAAGACAGCTTGATCACGAATCTGAAGACCGAATCTGCTAAGAAAGTCGCCCTCTCCTTGAAATCCATCCACGCTCTTAACATATACTTCCATCTCATACGCTGTATTAAAGATCGAAAGATCATCCTCGTTGAGTATGTTATCCACCGCTTGTAAACTACGCGTGAGATAAAAGGTGTCTAGACCATACATCTGAATGGACTCAATGACGAGATCGTCAATCAGTCGCTGTTCGTTTATATAGTCATAGTTGTTAAAGAAGACATTTGTCGCCATCAATCATCCTGCCAATCTGCAATTATCATTGTGATATCTTTTTATTTGTGTTGCATAATTTTCATGGCCACACTTATCACAAACTAATACAGTTTTATTTTGCGATTTTCCCTTTTGTGTTTCACTAGATTTTTTTCTAGATTCTTCAGAAAAAAATCTTCCATATAAAGATGCACTTATTTTTTGTTTTGTTTCTTCTGTGTGTCTTCTTTCTTTTAGATAGCTTATTTTGGAAGGATCCCTTTTAACTCCAAGTTTTGCCTTTCTCATTTTTTCTTTTGCTTCTAAAGAATGTTTTTTGCCCAATCTCGGATCTTTACCATTCATTCTTGCTTCTTTAAGTGCTACTGTTTTTTTGTTTTTTGCGATTTCATATTGCCATTTAGACCATTTGTACAATTCTAACGACTCTGAAGCGCTCATTAATCTTAGCAGAGCGTGATTCATTTTTATTTTATGATCTAAAGATTTGCACATTTTTGTTAATAACCAGTGCACTAAGAAATGTTCTCTTGCGCTGAGTCTTACTAAGTTTTCATTTTTATTAGGACCGCCAAACGATTTTGGTATTATGTGATGCCTTTCAGTGTAAGACCCTTTATCGTGCGGGTTATTCATCCTATTATTGATTATAGAATAATACCATCTAGTATATTTGTTTTCTATAAACATTTATCCAATCCAGTTATATACGAGCGGTTGAAGAGACGTCTTTGCGGTGTCTTCCATCTCTTTACGATCGTTCTTAGCTTCAGAGAGGATCTGTTCTCCATTGAATTGAACCCCGCCAACGAGTTGCATATTTGTAAACTTCGTAAGATTCATACCCCACTGCTCACGAATGAGAGCGGATGCATAGTTCTGAAGAAAACGATCCTGCCACACGTCCGAGTATGTTTCACCATCTATGATATCGTATCCCTCGATGATAATGTATGATCCAGGATTTAGAATTGATTTCGTAACATCAAGATAGAGACGGTTTATATGACGATTGTATCTTATAAGAGGTCGACCTACAAGGATCTCTTGTAGAAACTGAAGATGTGACAGTGCCATGTAATAGTGTTGAATGTTATAACCAGTAATGTCCTCTAGGTTGTTGAGAACGAACTGATACTGGACGTTAAAGAAACCAGTTCCGGTAGAGATAGATGAACTCAGATCAAAAATACGAGTGATACCTAGAAGGCTGTCTGGTACTTCTATGTACCCATCATCAATCTCTTCTTGAGTTAGAGCGTGCTTGAGATATACCATCTGGCTCCCATCATAGTGATAGTCTCGCCAAAAAGATATAGCTTCATCGATACGGTCATCCACTTGTTCTTCCGAGACGTTGATCTGGATAACCGGGGCTCCTATCTTGCGAAGAACATAATCTTTGAACTCTTCTCTTGTAGTTGGTAACGCCATAAGAAAACCCTTTATTTTTATTTCTATTTATAAAAACATGCAACTATCATTTTTTTGTTGACATTTCTTGTAGCGCTGATATAATAAGAATTAATATTCTTGCAGTGGTGGAATCTAGATTCTTTCAATATCCTCTTCAATGCAGTTCTTACCGTATTGTACTTCTACGATACGTAGCTCATCACTCGTGTAATTTACAAGTTGATGCCAAGTACCGACTGGAATATCAATCTCCTCGTGTTTTTCAAGTACTGAAGTTTGAATGTTTTCTATACTGTCTCCATGATTGACAGTTGCTACACCATAGCTTACGATCCAGTACTCACTACGAAGTTCGTGTCTTTGTAGACTAAGAGACTTTCCTGGTTCGACTACGAGTTCCTTTACTTTGGTAGAAGGTCCATCGGAATGGAGGATACGATAGTATCCCCATTTTCTCTCAGTCTTTGGTGTCTTCCACTCTGTAAGAATCTTACTGCTTGAGTTCATCTTATGAGTACCACCAACGCCGAACACAAAGGATAGTCTTTCGTTTTGGATTGACATCTCAGGGATATTATCGTTTGTTCTATCGCCACCATTCGCGAAAATAACTTCCGAGTCTGGATACGCGTTAAGGCAGTGATAGATCGCCTGAGATGCCCCTCCATCACTATCATCAAACACGATCACTGAGTCCACCATGGATAAGTTCTTCACTATCTCTACTCTCTCGTTGACATCCATAAAGGGTTGTCCTTTTTTACGAGTAAGCCACTCGTTGCTGTTTACTCCAACGACTAACATATCTCCAAGTTTCTTTGCTTCCTTAAAGTATGCGATATGACCAGAATGAATTGGATCAAAACCACCAGTAACCAAAACTATTTTCATTTTAACTCCCAAGATGAATGTTTGATTTTTCTCCGTCAAAGAAGAACATTTGCCACAGTCTGCAATCGTTAATGTCGCTACCAAAGTATTCAGATGCTGCGTGAATACAGCCGCCGTCAAAAATCACGAGTCTATTGAATATATTTCCAAACACATCAACCGGTTCGTATGGAGTTCTATCAAGGAATGTCTTTTGATTGAATACCTTCATACCTTGACCGGAATTCCAATCAATCTGAGTGTTGTGATGTATTTTAGTCTCTTTGTGACGATACATCGTTGTTCCAGTTTCAGGTGGTGCATCAGGAGACAGATAAATCATGCCTGCCCATCTCTGTTGATCGCAGTGATAGACTAATTTTTCTCCGGCCCAATTGTGCTGAAACCTTCCGTTCATTCCGTAGGTTTCCCACTCGCTTATCTTTTCTCCGATTATGCTTTCGAAAGTTTCTTTTAGGCCAGGAAAGAGATGCTGAGTTCGCGTTCTTCTTCCTATGTATCCAGGATCGTCAAAGAATTCTTGCTGTAATGCGAATTCTCGCACTGCATATGGATCCTCATAGAAATTATCAATTACGAATGCTCTCTTGTTTTTTTGTAAGGAAGGATTTATTCTAATTCTTCCTTCGTCAATCTTATCCTGAACGTAGGTTTGTTCTACGTGTTCTTCTTCATTTACAATCCAGTTCTTCATATCAAAACCCCAGGTGTTTCTGTCTCACGAATTCGAGATCATATGTTGTGATTGAAATTGGTGTTTCTTGTCCTGCAAAGGGATCCTTATTCGGAGAAATTTTTCTCCAGCCAGCTCCCCACTTTTTGCTAAGATACTCTATATTTAGGTTGTTTGCATGATCCAATTTTACTTTCAAACCAGCTTCATTTTTCTCTGTCTGACTGCCGGTTTCATAATACATCGTACTATCACCGTGGCCATGCATATACTTAGACTCTAGACCAATGATCTTGCGAATTGGTCTATGATGCATTCTCATGATATAGTCTGCATCTTCGCAGTATGCTGGATACGTGTTTTCGTCAAACAGACCAAAGATCTTTACTACGTTTTCGCGAATGAGGAATAAGTCCCACGCGCCGATTCCAAAGTCACCAGCGTTTGGATGAATCATACCAAGCATTGGATCTGAGTTTATATTATCTGCCATCTCTTTTAAGAGGCCAGGACCAAATGCAACATCGTCGTTCGCGATAATCCAGTACGGTGCTAACATGTAACACTTAATGATAAGGTTCCATGCACCGGCGCAACCAATGTTTGCTGGCATATGAACTACCTTGATGTTATCAATGAACTTGTGATTCATTTTCGCAAGACGGTCCAGTTCTTCGTCCAACTCTCCGCGCCCGTTGTTATTAATAATGACGAAGTTCTCGACTGGATAATCAACACTCATAATAAGTCTGGATATCCAGTACGTGCTATTTACTACTGGAGCTCCAATCACTGGTATTTTATCTATCATACTTACTAACTCCTTTATGTTAACTTTGTGGCCATTTTCTTTCCACCAATTTGTTATGAAATTACTGCTTTGATTCTGAATGTTATCTATCGTTTCTTTATTCGTTTCTCTCATAAGAGTTGAAACGTGGTCTCTGTTTTCTGTAAAGAAAGGAAACACATAACACTGTTTATAATTTGAGGGATACACAACGTTTTCTGGTAATGGGTGATGAACGGTACCCTTAATGTCTAGTGTGAATTCATTCTTTTCTTCATCATAGTAATCTTCTACTATCTGCTTTGCATACTTTCTATTAACGATATAAGCACAGCACGACCAATCGTTCCATCTCTTTCTTCGCATTCTCATGTCACTCCAATTCACAGGAGTTTCTTTTATGAGAGATAGCTGAATTACTTTCCAATCCGATGGTAGTTCTGAGATAAAATCTTGAAAGTTAAAATTCCAATAATCAACGAGAGAAAAATTGATATCGTCCTCACAAAAGAATCCAATCTCTTCGTCTGTGTCTTTATACCATTGGCGTATCATATTTATGTGAGATACTGCAACGGAAAGAACTTCAGACGTAATTTGGTTCGATCCTATGTGCGGCCCAGATATGTTTAGCTGATCGCGAATATCAACTCTTCTGCCGTCGTATCCTTCTATCATACGAAAGTTTACGCCGCGCGCACAGAGCTGAGACTCAATGTCGCGCTGTCTACCTGTTGAATCCTTTAGAGAAAGGTAGTATACAGTAGGAAAGTTATTAAGCTGCTTCACCATTCTTGATCTTACCCATTATATAATCTTCAGCTTTTTTCGTAGAATCAGTTTGATCCATTAGAATACTAAATTCATTAATATTTATCATATCTGGGTGAACGAACCAATCTTCATATGGTCTATCTTCATCTGGAGAAATATTACTCGCGAACAAAACGTAGCCGTATGACTCTAAGTATTTTCTAGCCTTCTCTCTATATCCACCGGTTGGATCCGCGTAGTGATCGTGTTCAAACGTAATGACACCAAATCTTCTTGAGTCGAATGGTATCGAAAGAAGAACCTTAAAGCTTATCTCAGGAGGATCGCAATCTATCTGAAGGTAGTCTATGTCCTTACCAAATCCAAGACCGTTTAAAAACTTGTCGTAGTTAACAGTCGTTGCGTCCTTAAGTACACAAGTATGCTTTCTTTCTTGATTATGCGCCGCTACGAACTCCTCACTAATATCTAGCGATACACCGTTCCAGCCAAAGTCTTTTTCCAAGAGGTACGTGTTGTTTCCATAAGTTGGGTGGCCAGATCCAACCTCAACATACGATCCGTTTCTCTTACCTTTTAACAGAGTAAGAACGAACATATCCTGATACGCCTCGGAATAATTTTGGCTAATTTTTTCAGAACCATCGAATTGAACTGCAAGATCTTTATGTTTCTCTTTCTTGTATAGAGTAAGACTCTTAGAAGAAAACGCACCGAGTCTTAGGAGATTTTGGTATACTGCATTGCGATAGTATTCATTTAGATCATAGTTTTGATATAGATCCATTAGAATACTTCTTGAATCTTCGCCGAGGCCACACCACCATGCAGAATGAGCTTTTTGGAAAAGAAGCGCGTATTTTCCAGGATAGTCTATCTCAGTTCTAAGAGGTTCGAGTTCGCCATCGGCAAATGAATAGCCGATAGAGGCCATCGTAAACGAAAATGAAACTGCTGATGCTGTCTGTCCTAGACCATCGTAGTGTAGAGCAAGGTCCCAGTTATTCTCGGGATTGCTAGGATCCATGATGTATGTCTTAATCATAGACTTGAGATCTTTCATACCAAACATCTTTCTAAATTGACCTGGGCTAATTAGGTTTAACCATTCTTTACGATTCTTATCAAAGTCTTCATATGTTACGTCGGTGCTAGGATGTATATCCAACGTTTCTTGAGTACCCTTACGTATAACGCCACATCCGTGGTCGGTGTCAATAGTAAACATTTCTAGATCTTCTCGATCTCGACGCAAGCTTACGAAGGATCTCCAACAGTCTCCGTTCCAAGTACCGCCAGTAAACGGTATGACCTGATGTTCCTTCTTCTGTGGATTTAAATCGTGACATACGATGTAACCGCCATCGTTTAACACATCTAGCGAGTTCTTTATGTCTCTGTGTACTTGATCCGCGTGATGAAGGCCGTCTATGAATATGACGTCAAACGTTTCTTCGTTCTTTTCAAAGAACTCGTCTGAAGTAAGAACGCGATCTGCCTTTGATAGAGGTTCTGGATCTACGCTCAACTTGCGATCGCAGCGTATCTTTTTCCAGTTGTCTCCAGCGGAAATTCCAATTTCAAGATAGCTCTTCGCATCTATCTTATCGATGAGAGTTTGAATAATTTCAGTTCTGTTCATAATGTATGCGTCCTCTCACAGTAATAGGTCTTCAATAGATTTAGGATTTACTTCGAGTATGTACGCAGCATTGTCCTGAAATCCAAATGTAATAAGTATCTTATCTTTATAGTGGCACATACCGCATGCAAATTCCGTATGTCCATTCATTAATGAAAAGTCTTTTGAAGATTTTAGCACGTTCCAATCTTTATCGAACAGAACGAATCTATGACGATACACCCCATCCTTTCTACCAACTTCGCTCTTAAATAGATCGACCTCGTGAGTAAGCGCGAGATAGTTATCTCCGAAAGGTATGAGTTGCGATCCACCGCGTGGATCCTTGTGAGAAAAGTTTAAACGTTCTCCGAGGTGGATCGTTTTTGAGTCTACCCAATTTGACTCGAATACTTTATCGTCCAACGGCGTTTCGTCAACCTTTACGATCTCAACTGGGTTACACCACTTTACGTATGTGTAAGGTTGATCTAGAACCGGCATCCAGTTCTTTTCGCAATAAGAATTTCTATCCTTCGGTGGATGAATTCTCCAGCGCGCTACTTCTACTACTGAGTCGTTACGAACTTCTATCTCACAGAGTTCCATTCTACCCTGGCCGTTCGTCGTCGTATCTCTACGAACTCCAGAAGTAAAGATCTTACCATTCCAATGCATTAGACGAGCATCCTCAAGACCAACGAAGTCCCACATAGGTGAGTATGTGTCAAACTTACTTGTGTCTATCTTATTAAACCGAGAGATCTCAAAGGAATCGTTTAGTTCGCAGTAATAGTTTTCAGTTCTTAAATGCATATCGTTTTCAGGATGCAGATAAGTAAGAGGACCCCAAGGGTGCTGAAATAGTTTTCTCTCTGAGTGATAGAACGTATAGTTCACGTGACGAATGTTGACAATGAGTTTGCCGTCTATATTCAATATAGACGGATTCATCAACCCTGTACCATTCGTAAGATTTGATGGAATTATAAGAGGATGTATGTCTCCACCATCCTCTAGTACTGTTTTTGCAAAACTACGATCGTTTTCGTAATTGTATATATTTTCTACTTCTGTTCCGTTCTTGGTGTTTTCAAAAAAAGACATTATATAGTTTCACCTCACTTCAAATTATCATCATCTTTCTTAATATTATTTATACGTTTAGAACAGTGTTAAGGTTTCGTAGGCCAAGTAACAGTGTAAGAAAATCCATCTTGAGTTGTAACGTCTCTCAGAGCTTGTCTGTATATCGCGTTTCAAAAGTATCGATTCTACGCCACTTTGAACCGGTCCACTCATAGGACGTGCCATCTTGGTGGTGTATTAGATCTAAACTCTGAGATGTTGAAAAGTTAAGCGCCATTATATTTTACCTTCGATCTTATCATCTAACTTCTTTATTGCTTCAATAACGATTGCGATCAAAGGCATATAAGAAACTGTCTTATCGCCGTTAGCGTTTTTTTCTACGAGTTCTGGCATAACCTTTTCTAACTCTTGCGCGATTACCCCGTAGCTCTTGTTCTTATTATCTTTCCAGTTGAACGAATATGTCTGTATTGCATTTAGCATCTCTATACTGTTTGGTATCTTTTCGATATTTTCTTTATAAGTAATGTCTGATAGAGAGTTAAAGTTTGTCGCGTTGAGTGTTCCGGTACTTGGATTGAAATAAAGTTTTGTATCGGCAGCATTGACTGTTTGAACAGATCCAACGTTTGCAACGAAGACTGGGTAGAAGCTTGCGTTCGTAGAAGTATTATTTGTTGCTTGAAGATCTGTTGCTGAAGCAGAAGCAGACGCCGGCCCTTGAATACCTTGAATACCTTGAACGCCTTGAGATCCGGTGATACCTTGACGACCCTGAATACCTTGAATACCTTGGATACCTTGGGTTCCTTGAATACCTTGAACACCTTGAGATCCAGTGATACCCTGGATACCTTGAATGCCTTGAACGCCTTGAGATCCAGTGATACCCTGGATACCCTGCTCGCCTTGAGATCCAGTGATACCCTGGATACCTTGAATGCCTTGAGAACCAAGCGTACCGTCTATACCTTGAATACCTTGAACGCCTTGAGATCCAGCGATACCCTGGATACCCTGGATACCCTGAATACCTTGAATAGCAGTACCCTGAATACCCTGAATACCTTGAACGCCTTGAGATCCTAGTGTACCGTCTATACCTTGGATACCTTGAACACCTTGAGATCCTAGTGTACCGTCTATACCTTGGATACCTTGTACACCTTGAGATCCGGTGATACCCTGGATACCCTGCTCGCCTTGAGATCCTAGTGTACCGTCTATACCTTGGATACCTTGAACGCCTTGAGATCCAGTGATACCCTGGATACCTTGAATGCCCTGAATAGCAGTACCCTGAATACCTTGTATACCTTGCGAACCAGTGATACCCTGAATACCCTGGATACCCTGCTCGCCTTGAGATCCTAGTGTACCGTCTATACCTTGGATACCTTGAACGCCTTGAGATCCAGCGATACCCTGGATACCCTGGATTGAAGTACCCTGAATACCCTGGACGCCCTGAACACCTTGTATACCCTGTTCACCAGTAGTGCCTTGAGTGCCCTGTGGCCCTTGGTTCCCAGTACCACTAATACCTTGTATACCTTGTTCACCAGTAGTGCCCTGAGCACCTTGAGTGCCTTGTATACCTTGTTCGCCGGTAATACCCTGAACACCTTGAGATCCAGTGATACCCTGAACACCCTGTGTACCGAGTCCTCCAGTACCTTGAATACCTTGGTCACCAGTAGTACCTTGAATACCCTGATCACCCTGAGATCCCTGAATACCTTGTACACCTTGAGATCCGGTGATACCTTGACGACCCTGAATACCTTGAATACCCTGAGGTCCAACGATATCTCCTGTGTTTATCCAAGATGTACCATTCCAAACCCAAAGATCAAATGTCGCCTCATCAATAACACCATCTGCAAGAGATGGACTTGGAAAGGCCGCGCTTAATGTAGTCTGAGGATTGTTTGGTGGATTCACATTTACGTCAGGAACGGATCCAAGAACCTTAAATGGATCTCCCTTTGTACCCTGAAGACCTTGTATACCTTGCTGACCAAAGCTTCCTTGAATACCCTGTATACCCTGAATACCCTGTTGCCCAAATATTGTAGAACCGTCTATCCAAGCTCTGGTTCCAATAGTATTCGATGTAAGAATATATCCGTTTGCCTGAGGAACACCAAGATCCGGCTCCGTTTCAGCTAAATTAACGTACCTATATCTTTCAGGAGACACTTCAGTAGAAGGAGTTTTTACTATCCTATTAGATACGGTATAATCGGATACTAATTTTACCATTTTTATTCAACCCCAACGTGTTCGTTTGATAGTTTTTCTTCTGCAGATATCCATATATCGAATACGCCTGAGATCTCTGCTCTTATCTGCAGTGTATCACCAGATGAGTTGTTTGCCGTCCTTTTAAGTAGGCTTCTACCTTGTAGTGGAATAAGAGCGGTATCACCAGCTGGAACCGTAACCGTTGCAACTTCTATTGTTTCGTCATCCTCGGTGACAAGAATGGTTTCGATCCATCTGTCCTCGGTGTCTTTATTTTTTGCGGCCATTGGCGTTAAGAAAAATATTTCTCCTGGGCGTATTGCTCGTGTTGCATTCGTTGGGTCGCGGTCAGGAAACTTACTCGAAGCGTCTGGAACTGAAAAGTCGGGTGCTTCGGCTATCGTTATATACGTATTTGATACGTTACTCTGAATAATTCTTAATGGTTTTCCTGTAGACGGTGTTCTACATGTAATGCGTGCCATTATTTAAAAACTCCTTGCGATTGCTGCTCTTGTGGCAATTCTATTTACTGCTTGATCGAATGGCGGGCCCGATAGCTCTCCAGTGTCTGCGTCGATTCTCATTCCTCCAACGAACAATGCTGAACCCTGGTCGTCTTGCCCCGATGCAATAACTTGACCGTTATTTAATTCTAATATGCTTTCTTCTATCGTAGTTGCGTTTCTTGCTGGTGGTATCTTAGTCAAAGCAACACCGGACATAAGAGCAGACCACGTATGACCTATCGCAGTAATCGTAGAAGGTTCTGCGATTGTAACGGTATTTTGAATCGTATTAATTAATGCTGCGAACAATGCTGAAACAATACCATCCGCAGTAGAATTCACATTAGGAAGTGCGATGATTGCATCTCTCATGAACTGAAACGAACGTATGAATGCTGGTTCTTTATCGATAGAATATGCTTTCGTTCCAGTTGTTGTAAATAATCCTTTAGCAAAGTCGAGCATAGGCTTTTCGTTTGCTGTTTGTAGAACCCACTCTACAGATTGAAGAACGTTTCTCGCGTCTCTTCTTGTAAATACTTCATCTTCTGCGTTCCACCCAGTAGTGTACCCGTTTGACTGTAGATCTGTCCACATCGCATCAATGATAGTATTAGCCGAAGCGTCGATAGCTTGATACGCAGCGGTCTGTATCGATAGAGTTCCATCAGCTACTTCAGTTGGAACTACAATATTTCTAGTTCCGCTTGCGACCATCGTATAATCACCAAACTGCGTGGAGCACGCAGACAGAATGATCTGTCCGCCAGCAAGAGCGAGAAAATGTTTATGAGCCCAGAGACTAATCGCGTTTACCGCGTTAATTAGCGCGCCATTTTTAGCACAGTATCCAATACCGTTGTGAGAAACTGGTGTTGCACCCCATGCCATGATGTTTGGATATATGCTGTACTGAGAACAAACCGAACCGTCAGCTAGGATAACTCCAGCTCCTCTTCCAACGAGCGGGTTAGCGTTATCTCTATCCAACGGTGGTGCTACAGTATCCCAGAAAGGTGTGGTTCTAACCACGCACTTATGGACGTATGGAGCTCTACGAATGACCGCACCTGGTCTAAATGATACTGCAAATCCTTCAGTTGGGTTGTCGAGGCTGTTGAGTCTCCAACCTTCAAAGACGAATCCTTCAATGAAACAACCAGATCCTAATCTGAGAACGTTTCTTTCTTCGTATCCTGATGCTGGCTTAAAAATAGCAGCCCTGTGAACGGTGCGTAGTAAGCAGTTATCAGGAACGTCGATATGACCTTGAGTTATGTACTCGCCTGGACCAACGTCAATGAGAGTTAAAGCTCCGTCTCTTTCGTTAGCAGCTTCAATAGCTCTTTCTACTGTAAGAAATGCGTCATCCCAAGTCGTACCAGTTACATTATTCGCGTCGCTTCCGTTCTTTTGAACATAGTACACGTTTTCGACTGGATTTGTCGAGGTGTACTTTACTATTTCAGCTACACCTTCGCGCTCTATCTTGGTGTAGATATTACCGTCATAGGTATTGATCGCAAGTTCACCAAACTCGAGTTGATTTAGCGTAGGAACTCTACCTGGTTCACTAGATCTTTTGTGCTTTATTGTAGCCACTGTTCTTATACCTCGAAGTTTTTAAATACTCTGATATTTATAAATTAAAATACACCGCCATCAACTTGTTCTAAACCGACAGACAGAATTGTGGATATATCCGAAGGAACTATTTTTCCTGAAGCACCATCGTAAACTAATACTTCATTGTTTGCTATGCCTATTAAATTCACGTCCGCGAGATCAAATATAGACCTAGTAACAATACCTGTCTTTTGGTTTACAAAAATCTTTATGTCTTCTCTGTTCGTGATCATGTTTCTGTTACCGTTGGAACTATCTTTAATAGACCTTCAAGAATTTTTGTTCTTGCACCAGATGGACTTACCATCATAACATCATAAACATAATTTCCAGTATCCAGGTTGCTAGTCGACTCGCCGGATAAAAAGAATTCTATAGAGTTCGTTGCAGATTCGAGTATCGTTATCTCAGCATTTGCCACGATACTCGTAGAATAATGCTTTCTGATATTGCAGAAGAAAGATTTGTCGTTTATAACAAACACATCACCTTGATTAACTTCAGCAGTTAATTCTAGATTTATTCCAAAATCTGTTCCATGATCTACATATAAGTTTGCTTGCGTAGGCATACTAACCGAGCTCTAACTGTTGTTTACCTTATTTATAAAAAAAATAAGTCCTCAACTTTCATATAGAGTCGGTAATATTTTAATGCGTTAAGACACGAGCCATCTATCGTTCTCGAGAGTCCAGTTTACAACTTCTGCAATTCTTTCACGAACGGACTTTGATGGTTCCCAACCAAGTTCCTTCATCTTATTTCCATCCAACGCATAACGAAGATCGTGTCCTGGTCGGCTCGAGTGAAAATCAACAAACTCGTAGACCAATTCCTTACCCTGCGCATCAGCGATGATCTTTGCGAGCTCGTAGTTGTCGATCTCTTCTGCTCCAACGATATTGAACTTTGGGCACTTAGCTCCACCCCACTCGCTCTTTAGATCAAACTCGTTATTGAGTAGGAATAGAACTGCGTCTGCTACGTCCTCTGCGTGTATATAGTGACGAGATCCGGCGATCGTCTTTGTTCTATCGCTGTGAATGGTGATCCTTTCTCCATCCCTCGCTCTCTTAATACACATGGGAATGTACTTCTCAGGATGCTGTCTCTGGCCAAACACGTTCATCGTATGTGTGATATAGATAGGAAGACCGTATGTGTTCTCGTAGGCTACAGCGAGTTCTTCACCACCGGCTTTTGACGCACTGTAAGGATTCGTTGAGTTGTAACGATCGTTCTCTTTATACTTAATACCATCGGGTGCTGGTCCAAAGACCTCATCCGTACTAAAGTAGATAAAGCGAGCAAGATGATCCTTCTGTGACCTTGCGAATTCGAGAATATTGCAGGTTCCTACAACATTGTCAAGGACAAATTCCATAGGATAATCTATCGAACGATCCACGTGAGATCCAGCAGCAAGATGGGCAATGTAGTCCACGCGCCCTACTTCGGCTCGAACGAGCGGATTCATGTCCGCCTTTAGGTCGTGAAAGACTACCTTTACTCTCTTACGAGTCTCTGCGTCGAACTCCTGTAGTGAGTCGTGGAGGCGGTTAAGGTTTCCGCTGTAGTCCAATCTATCGAGAGTCACGACCTCCCAATCAGTCTCTTTCAGCACCTTATTGACAAGATGATGTGCGATAAACCCAGCACCACCGGTAATCAAAATTCTTTTCATAATTTAACCTCATAATAAAAGTGTTTCAGTACATTTATTTATAATGCGGAGTACTCTTCCGTGGCAATCGTTTGAGTACTCTCGTGCTGTCATAAAAGAAAGTAGTAGGTGTTTTACACCTGTTGACCCGCTGGGCCATTTCTTCCTTGTGTGAGATCTCCGACGTCTGTTGCGTTTGCATTAGATGCAAATGGAAACTTGTCTATTACGTTTGAGGTTCCTCCCCCTGATGTATAACCTGATGATGTACTTGATTGACCTGCTGCAAAACTTCTTGCTTGAGTTAAATCACCTACGTCAGTAGCATTTGCATTTGAAGCAAAAGGAAACTTATCTATAGTATTAACAACGCCGGGGTTTCCTCCCCCTGAAGCGTAACCTGATATGGTACTTGATTGGCCTGCAATACCATTAAATCTTCCTTGTGTGAGATCTCCTACGTCAGTAGCATTTGCAT